TTTGAATACCAGCACGACACACTTGGAAATTGCACGAAGTCTGCCGATGCAACAATGAGTGATCGCATCATGCAAGCAGGGCATGATTTGTGGGTTTGGGACAAGCGATGTCTTAATCGCCAAGAGATATTTGTATAACGAGAACCTGTTGGTACAGGCGGCTATAATAAGTAACTAAACCGAGGGATCAATGAAAATACAGTACGCCACAATCTGGAGAAGCAAGCCAATCCTTGAGAAGCTCTTTATGACAAGCGAGAGCGGCAAACTGCGTCGCCGTTGTAAGCACAACGTCAAGCAGATGCAGCCATTCTGGGATGACATCATTGAGTGGATTAAGGCTGATAGAGAGGAGCATAAGTGGGAGCCTTCTCCCGGAAGCGAGGGACCGCCCGATGGCGACGCTTTCTATGGGCGCTTTGAGGACTTCCTGATCAGCACAGATGAGATGGTTGAGTACACGCCATATACATTCTCAGAGGAACTCATGGAGTTCGCCGACGGGATCACTGGTGAGCAAGAGCTTGCCATCGCTTGGCTGTTTACTGAGAACCAAGTACAAGACTAAGGCGGGCCACCCCCAAACCCCTGATCCCTCACCTGCCGGGGGGTGAGTCCCGCCTACTTTTTCACACTTTTTATAGGCACAGAAAAGCATGGATATGTCTGATTTCAGCGACGAAGAGCTTGAGCTGCTCAACGAGCTGGTAGGTCGTATTGGCGACTTCCTTGACATGGATGAGCCGTCTTTCGTTCGCGCCTATGATGAGGATGCAGAGGTTTTTTTGCCGCTTTTCAATGGAGGATCGGTGGCATCAATCCACTATACGGGTGACGGCCTGATTATCCGTAGCGTGGTGGCAGGTGAGGTTGAATATCGCACTCTCAACGGTGAGCCAGCCAAGATGACGGCTGACTACATCAGGGAGAGGACCATAGATACCTACCAGCGGGCGCGTGTTCGGGCAGACAATGCCTATGAGATAGCGCAGAACCGTGGTTGGAACATAGACGATTAGAACCATGGCAACGACAAAGGATGTCTCAAAAACCAAAGGCGGACGACTACTCTACCGGGGCGAAACCTTCAGCGGATACAACAAGCCGAAAAGGACACCGGGAGAGCGTAAGAAGTTTGCGGTGCTGGCGAAGAAGGGCGACCAAGTAAAGCTGGTACGCTTCGGCGATCCCAATATGCGGATCAAGAAAAGCAACCCTGAGCGTCGTGCTTCTTTTCGTGCAAGACACAAGTGCGACACAGCGAAGGACGTTTTTACGCCGCGCTACTGGTCGTGCAAGATGTGGTAACCAAAACAACGAGGACACTATGCCCTACGGTAAATACGCTAAGAAAACCAAGATGAAGTCTTACAAGCGTAAGAAGAAGTAATGCTTGAGAAGATAAAGCCGCACCCACCGGAGCAGATTCCTGTGGCGGCACTTGTACCACCAACCGTACTACCTACGATGATTAAGAAACTACTTGACCGACTGAAAGAAGCCTCTACATGGGCTGGCCTTGCTATCATTGCCCAGTTCCTGCCCATCGGCATGGAAGAGCTTCAGGTTATCTGGGAGGCTATCACGGCTCTTGCTGCTGTTGCCGCCATGCTGATCCCAGAAGGGAAGCCAGCCGAAGATGTTGACAACGGTTAATATCTTTGTGTATATTCACGGAACCTAAACACTGAACTATGTTCTGTGAAGCATCGTTATCGGAAGTGCAGGAGTTCTCGCTGTCACGGAATGGCGGGGACCTTGCGCTTGCCGATAATTTTGTTTTGAGTGAGTTCGCTTGCAGCGATGGCGCAGATGTAGTGCTGATTCACCCCGCATTGGTAGCACTCTTGCAGACGATTAGGACGCACTTCGGTAAGCCTGTGCATATCCTATCTGCATATAGGACTGCTGACTACAATGAGCTGGTGGGTGGTAGTAAGAACAGTACGCATAAGAAGGGCATGGCCGCCGACATTGTTGTTCGTGGCGTAAGCCTGAAGCGGATAGCAGAGTTTGCCGAGGACCTTGACGTTGGCGGCATAGGCATCTACGAACAGAATAGGTTCATTCATCTTGACGTATGGCGCAGTATGCGTCGGTGGAACGGATAATGGACGAATGGAAAGAGCGGGCCAAGAAACTCTATACAGAGACACAGCTCTCTATCAGGGACATAGCCGAAGCCATTGGCATTCCGAAGTCTACGCTACACGACTTCATATCAAGGAATGACATAAAGAGGGGACAGCCAAAGGTGCTGGTCTTTGACATTGAGACGGCTCCCGGCACTTGCTTCTACTGGCGCAGAAAGACCACCTACATCAACAAGGAGATGGTCATTGAGAAGCCGGGCAAGATCCTTACGTGGGCTGCCAAGTGGCTTGGCGAACAGGATGTGATGTCTGATAGCATACTCGCCTATGGTAATATGCAGGATGACTTCAAGGTGTGCGAGTCACTGTGGCACCTACTTGATGATGCGGATATTGTGATTGCCCATAACGGCGACCGCTTTGACATCAAGATGATGAATGCCCGCTTCCTATCGCACGGACTGCCCCCTACCAGCCCCTACAAGAGCATTGACACGCTGAAGATTGCCCGCAGGTACTTCGGTTTTGACAGCAACAGGCTTGACGAGCTGGGCCAAGACCTTGGCATCGGCAGGAAGATGGAGCATGAGGGCATGAGCCTGTGGATCAGGTGCCTTGACGGGGACCAAAATGCCTTTGACACGATGATCCGCTACAATGAGCAGGATGTCCTTCTATTAGAGGAGCTGTACCTCAAGGTGCGCCCATATGACAAGTCACATCCTAACGTGTCCCTGTACAGTCAGAATGAGCAGGTGAAATGCGTCAAGTGCGGTAGTAACAATGTAGAGGCAGTAGAGAAGCACGTATACAGCAGTGCCACACGCTACCGCTTGTACAAATGCACGGACTGCAATGGCTTCAGCCGAAGCAGGGTGTCAGATAAGACCACAGATCAACGCCGAAATACACTGGCCTCAGCGTAATGTCCACCAATCAACCTTCTGGCGATAGTCATGCTGAAAGATGGTGCGCGTCTCGTGAACGCTCAGTATGGTCGCAGCGGGCTGAGACTGAACCCACCCGAGACTCCACATATTCTCGCTGTTGCGGATCTCAAGACAGGCGGGGAAGGTGCGGGTGCTGTTGTATGAGTTCCTGCGGCTGCCGTCGGGGATGCAACTCTTCGGGCCAGCGTCAACATTGCGGCCCCTTGTGTCATCGTAGGGTGACCAATCGCAGTTGTCCATCATGCGCTTGCTCATGTACTTGCCGCTGCCACACAGGAATTTGTCTATAAAGGTTACCTGTTTCTCCTTTGGGTCAAAGAAGTGGCACCCGCTGATCTCAAGGTAGTCCTCCTTGTAGGAGTCAAGGTGCTTCAGGTATGCAGGTGATAGCAGGGAGTCGCTACCCGTTAGGACCACATCGTCGTCAAAGTTAGCGGCATACTTTAGTGCGTCGTTAAACTTCCTGCCCACCAATACATTGCCATCCTCATCTTGGTGCTGTGCAACCACCTTGTCCTCTACGCCTGACAGGTTCCCATCCTCGTCGGGCGTTTCTACTATAATGGCATCGTAGCCAAGGTCGTCGTAGTACAGGGCTACGCGGCGGGTTAGCTCGTGGCGACCGTAGGCAGGTATGACGATTTTCATGGTATTAGGGGTGTAAACATGGTGTGGTCTACTCGCTCCGCGTCTGGGAAGCGCGTAATAGGTGTAATGGATAGTTCCTCCTTGCATGACACAAGCAGGTCTTGGCGACACGATATAACTGTTGCATTCGGCAATCGTCGTGACGCAGACGCATCCAATGACTTGTTGCGGTGGTTGTCGTACAGGTCACCCTTAATTAGGGACCTGTGTATCAGCCTACCGCATCCTATCGGCTCTAAAAAGCGATCTCCCCTGTATCCCTTCCAGTACCTTGCATCGTTGTTGTTCCAGTCCCACATATACAGGTCGCGGATGCCAACATACTTCATGCCTAAGCGAATAAGGTCACGGTACTGGTCCCATAGGCTCGGCATAAAGAAGGTGTCTGACCCCATAATAAGCACGTAGTCCACGCCATCCTCCAAAGCCATGTTGACGGCTGCGTTGAACTTGGCACCAAGCGGATCATTGGCTATCTCCACGTAGTGATGACCAAGGTTCTGTGCCTCACTGCGTGTCTCCTCACCCTCTGAGCCAGCCACGTACGTACGAAGGCCCAAGCCGCGTTGTGCGGCATGAGCCTCGTGTTCCTTCATGTGCTTTAGAAATGCGTAGCGCATCCGGGGCCTACCCCAGACTGGTACTGCTATCCCGATCTTTGTCATTGCTTTTCTGTATTAGCATCCCCTTGATGAGGATCATGTAGCCGATGATGTCATGTATGGCATCCTCAAAGGATTCGCCCTTTACAAGCAGTTTTCCACTCCTGATAAAGGCTCTTAGACGCTGCATCTTGTCAGAAACCCGTACCATCACCCCTTTGACAGGATCTACGCCCTCCAGTTCCGCAAGGCGAAAGTTGGCAAATGGGTCTGGTGACCCTGCTGTGTAGTCGTGGTTCTTCGCATGGAGAATTTGCTGTATCTCAGCCAGCGTCTCCTCCATCATTGCTTGGTACTCTTTTTTAGTCACGGAATTGATAGTGGTTTAGTATTGACTTCGGAGCCATTGCAAACTCCCTTTCTGCCTGGTAGGTGCGGTCAAACATTTTTTTGTGCTTCCACATCTCATGCGTTGCACCGTGTACTACAATGTAGTGTGTCATAGGAGGGTTTACAATGATGTACTCAACCTCTGGAACATACTTAAAAGCCTTGTACCATTCGTCTACTATCATGTCCTTGTAAGGCCAGCTCCAAGTAAAGTCCGTTCGGCTATGCTTAACCTGGACAATCCTACCGTCCTGCATATGAATGTCCCCGTCGTCAACGTAATCCCATCTGCTTTCGTAGGTTGGTGAGATTACCGTCTCCGGGGCATGGGCCTTGTAGCCCATGCTGAGTATCTCACGCAACACTTTTTGTACAGAAAGCTCACTTCTTTTTATATCGCGTACAAACGCCTTGTGACCTTTCATTCTACGATCACCTCTATTGCATCGGGTTGCAGCTCCTTGATAAGCCTATAATACTCATTAATAACCTCGCTGAACCTGCTGCTATGCTCTTCTGATATATCCATAATATCTCGCATAGAGTTTATTGCATGGATAATCGTTGAGTGATCCCTTCCAAACAACCTTCCTATACTGGTCAGGCTAAGTTTCGTTGACTGCCTTGTCAATAGCATGGCCATATGCCTTGCATCGGTATAGTGACGGAATCTCCTTTGGCCAAGGATGTGCCGCCTTTTTACGCCAGTGACATTTGATACTGCTTGTATAGCCGTCCTGAAACGCACATAGTCATTGATGTATGATTTGCTACTCATCTTCAGCTACCCCCTTGCTAACCTTGAACTCAAGTGGGGCTTCATCCCCAGCTACTACTGCATCGTAATAGTCGGCGTACTTTTGTGCGCCGTACATCATGTAAAGCATCTTTTTGTCCAGCCCCATCTGCCTCAACTCCGCAAGCATATGTCTGCGACTTGAAGTAATGATGCTCTCTATGGTGTCTGCTGACCCCTTCCAATACCAATGATGCTCCGCACCCGAACCGGAGTCCTCCCAGTAGGTCTTTGCTTCCAAGTATGCTTTCTTCATTTCAATGAGGTCTGCATATGCCAATTTGATAGCCCTCTTACAGGCATTGCTGATGTAGACAACTTCATGTGCCTTTAATGTGTCGGTAGACAATTTTTGATCCCTCCTTTTTTAACACGTTTCTGGGCAGTCTTTCCGCCCGGTATTCAGCGATTTTCATATCGCCGTTCTCATCCTTGTACGGCGCAAGATGCACCTCTGGATATTCCCATGCGTTCTTGAGCGTAATGGAGTCACCCTTCCGGGGTCCGTCCACCATCTCTATCGTCAGGCTTCCCATATAGCGTTGCCATTCTTTTTAGGTTGAGCCAGGACTCGTACTCTTGCACTACGTAGACCTTCCTTGGGTGCCCCTTGGCCTTGTCCACGTAGATGGTTACGATGTCAATGTCTCCGGATAGGTAGTCTATGACGTTCGTGATAAACCACTTCGGCACATACTTGTGCATAAACCGCTTACACTGCCAGCGATACCAGCCTATCAGGCCGTCATCAGCGGCGGTAAGACCCATGCTCCTGCCATCGCTTCCCCAGGCACGTTGCGACTCTATGCCCTTTTCAAGGGCTGTGTCAATGACATACTTCTCAGCCTGATTCCCGCGTTGCTTCTGCTTGGTAGCCATAGATTGTATATGCCATTGATAAAATTGCCAGCACGGTTAGCACGTATGCGCCCACAGTCCCAAAGAGGAGCCATGACAGCATCCACACTACGCGAACAAAGGTAACAAAGACGATAGCCAAGATGCCTATGGACAAGAGCATCAGCACCGCCTTGAGGTACATATTAAAGGCGTTCATATCCACCATTGGTATGGTACTCCATGCTACGCAGCCAGTCGCCGCTTTTGTGGTGATGAGCGATGCGTTGCATCATCTCAAGCGTTTTTTCTATCCAGAAATCCTCATTCATCAAGGCAGTCGGCTCGTCGGTCAGCTTGGTCCGATACGGAGCATCCGTCTCAATGTAGAAATGCTCCGCTGTGTGAGCCTCTGCCAGCCATGAGTATAGGCGCATCTGAATGGCGTAGGCGCGGCGGTTGAAGTTAGACCGAATGCCAAGGAAATCAGACGTTGTTTTAAGGTCTGTGACGTAGCCTGGGCGGTAGAAATCCAACAGGCCCTTCCATTGCACTCCAAATGCCTCTGCAACAAACGCAACCTGCTTATCGCTACCCTTGACTATCTCCACGAACTGCGTGTGCTGACGGGCCGCTGAGACGGCTTCTCGCGCACGTTCTGCAAGATCGGCTGATAGTATGCGACGCGGTGTGCCTTCGCCAAGGTTTACCAGCTTGTTCAGGGCTATGTAGTTCTCAAAGGACTCCATGAACTGGGCAACGGCTTTTTCTCCGCTGTTCTTGTAGTGCATGGCGTGTGCTTCTGCCGGGTCTGTGCCGCGCAGGATCTCATCGCACACCTTCTGTTGCAATGCTGTGTTTGGCGTGATGGCAGAGCGTGGAGCCTCTACAAATCGGTTGTCAAACTCTTTTGGCTCCGTGATCATGCAGTCAATCGCAGATCCAAGCAGCATGGCATCCGTCTCTACGTAATCACCTGCTTTTTTCTGCGCCATCCCGTAGGGCTGACCCCGGTCTGCATATAGGGTTCGCAGGTCCGTGCTACTGTACGCATCAATGGCGAAGTACTCTTCTTGACTGATATCAAGCCTTTGTATGTTCTTTAACGGGTTTCCGCCCACGATTTCAGATAGTGTCATTCAAACCTCCTGTTGTTTAAGTCCGCTACGGGACGATATGCGATTACCGTAAGAAGCTCAGGCTTCATTGGGCCAAGATATGAGTGCTGATGCTGTTCATCAAATTTGCTCCACTTTTCCTGATCACGGCACACCACTTTCTCCATCTTTTTGAGATCATATGGCATAGGAACCTCAAAGTCGCTCTTTTTCAAAAGGACGCGCTCAATGTCGCCGTCACTGAGTCCGTAGTACCGCATAAAACCATCAGCCTCCTTTTCCGACATAATGCGGTCTGGAGACAATTTTCCTGCCCGAAGGCCGTTTGCCCGCCTCTTGGCAAAGACAGCGTCCCATTCATCAACGGTCTTGCCTGTGATCCTTTGGCATATGGCCTCTGCCTCTTTTCTAAACTCTTCAAAGTGATTCATCGTCCTCTATGGTTTGCATCGGGTCCATGTCAAGCGCACGGCACCACCGAATATAATCAAGAAAATTGCTTGGAGCAAATCGCCCAGTTTCCCAGTCTTTGACGGAATCGCCACGCTTGCCAATCATTTGTCCCAGTTTTTTTCGGCTGTACCCTTTTGTCAGTCGTTGTAGCCACAGCTTTTCTTTGTAGTCCATTAACCAAGGTACGTCCTCCCGCGTGATCTAACTGGTTGCTGTTGTTGCTGATAGGGTTTCTTCGGCTCTGTGTCTACGCGGTGCCACTCATTCGGGTCATCCAAGTACCGCCCTTGGTTGTACCATGTTGACGGGTGTGGGGTAAACTCCCCTCTTTTCCCGGCAGGGCTGTTAGCAAACTTCCGTGTCCTGTCAAGCAGGTAGGAGAAGTTCTCCTCCCCATGCTCCTCATGCAGACCCTGCAAGGCTACCCTGATCTTATCTATTGCCGCCTTCTTCCCAATCTTCCTTGGATACGCGGCATAGATGGCTTCTAAATGCTCCTTCTTCGGATTGTATACCTTTTTATTCTTATTAGAATCAGAGTCAGAGTCAGAGTCAGAAGGAACTATTGTGTTATTCTCTTGTGACTTCTTTTTCTCTCTGTACCTTTTTTGGCGTTCCCGTGCATCTGAGCGGGTTTTTTCCTCCCTCTCAAGACGGCGTGACACGACTGTTACAATCGCCTCACCCGTAACGGAATCGTTATGCCACTCTACTTCGGCAACTTCGTGCCTTTCCAGTTCTTGTAGGGCTGACTGAACCTCTGCCATATCAAGGTGGCACATCCGTGCGACCTCTCTAACGGTGCCTTCTATCTTGTAGTCAGACAGGTCGTGCATGGTCAGAATCATCTCCAACCATACACCGCGACCTGATGCTGACAGCATAGCGACCTTCGGATCTCTACGCCAGTCCCCCACGAAGAACTTGATCCATGCCAAGTTCTCAGCCATTTTTTTGTACCCCCTCTAAGATGTCATTTGGTGTTGTGTGCATTGCGTTGCACCATTGTACAAGATGCTCATATCGTGGCTCACGATGACCCAGTTCCCAACAGGCAAGCGTAGACTCGCCAACGCCCATAAGGTCTGCCAAGTGACCACGGCTCATGCCATGCTCTTCCCGCATAGCCCTGAGCTTGTCCATTCTCAATGCTTTCATGTCTCCTCCTATTTGCGGTACATATAAATGCCCAGTTGGAACTTCGTCAAGGCTCGGCGCAACGCCATGCTTTCAGCGATGCTCTGATAGTCTCCGTAGTTGTCGGTACTGCTGTCCTCACTACCTGTGCCTTCGCGGTAGATCGCGCCGTCACTTGCATATAGGGTGACACCTACAACCATTTCAAACTTACCGCTAATCTCGTTGTGTCCCGACTTTACAATACGGTAGTCCCAATGACCTTCTGTAACGTGGTTCATAATGCTGACAGCCTCATACCACGGTATGTACGTGATCGTATTGCCCTTCAGGCGCTTGCTTTTTTCGCGTGTGGGCCACGGCTGTGCAAGCTCTTCCTGAATCTGTGCGATTGTCTTTGTGCAACTCATTTGCATACCTCCGATGTTGGTAGTCCGTTAAGATAGTCCATCGTCTCCAAGTAGCCCTGTACGGCTCCGTTTGACTGGCCTATGGTGTACCCTACGTATCCTGCTCCTAACAGCACAGCGGCTGTTACAGCGACGATGACGAGGATTTTTGCTATGGTTGAGAATAACTCAGCAAAAGTCATTTTCTCCGCCTCCATATGCGGCTAAACATATGTTTAACCTTGTCTTTGATGGTTGACTTTTTTTGGTCTACCCAAAAGAACCACTCTGTGAGCGGATCTTCGGGCACTGGGTGCTTGATGCTCATTATGACACCTCCGTGATTATGTAGCCCTTGCCACGGCAATCGCCACAGCGATCACCGCTGTACAGATCCTCACCGGACCCGTTGCAAGCTGGGCATTTTTCTGCGTCATGCTTTACGCCCCATCGGGCTGTGGCTTCGTTGATCTCCTGTTCAATGGTTTTCATGTTCGCACTCCGCACATACTCCGTGCTTGTTTGTTGTTTCTGTTTCTTCGCCACACTCAATGCAGACGTATTCCTCTACGCATATATCGCATAGACCGTTTTCTAACTGGTCATAGCTGTAAACGTGGCACTCGCAGATACGGCAAGGTATGGTTGGTGACGGCGGGGATAGTGGTCCCACGCCATGTGCAGAATATCCTATCATTGTGACACCAATTTTGACGGGTAAAACATTTCATGCACAGGCTGTCCTACGGATGCCTCAAGAGAAAGTACGTCTGAGTACTTCATGTTTATATAAAACTCATGGGACTTTAGGGCCTCTATCATCTCCGCATGGATGTGCGGGTATTTTTCCCGCTCCTCATTGATCCTGTCAAGGCAAGCGGGCTTGATGCGTTCGTATAATGTCATTTTTCCTGCGCCTCCGCGCTGTTGTGTGACGATGCAATACTACGCTATCCGTTTGCACCACGCAAATGTTTTTTCGGTATACCCTGGTCAATTCACGCAATCTGCACATTCACGATTCACAACCCTAAGGGAAAATGATTGTGATGAATTTTACCGCCCGGTTTTTTCGGTGGGGGGTTTTCGGGGCCTTTTTTTCGGGGCCTCTTTTTTCGGGCCTCTTTTTTGGGTGGGGGGTCCAAAATGGGCGATCCCGATTGTTAAGATTCGGTGAATGTGAAGATTTGATGAAGATTGTGTGAAGACCTGGATTCGGTGGCCCGGATTCGCTATAGGCCGGCCTAGCCCGGTTCGGTATCGGTTTCGCTGACTCATACCTGGACTATAGCCGGCCGCAGATTAGGCCTAATATGAAGAAATGATGAAGATGGCACTTGGTGCGAATATTATTTTGCAATATGAAACGGCCTCTGTATTATTGGAACAGTTACTAACGAAACCGGCCGGAAGGCCTGACAAAATGAGACAAGATGATAAATGGTTGTTTGGAGGAATGGGCTTTGTAGTTGTCCTTCTTACTATTGTATTTGGAATCGCAATACATGAGACTCCACGTGAAGCGAAATCCTGGACGGAGAAAGGGAAGATAACGTGTATTGAGTGGAACGACGGAACCGAAACTTGTCGTTTTAGCAAATAACAGTAAAACCGGCCGGAGGGCCTGAAATCATGAAAACGACAACTGTATATATTCTCGCTGTGTCTTGGGCTTTGGTTTGTATCCTTTCGTTCTCAATTGGCCGCTTGACTGCAGAAACCGCTCCCGATTTCGTGGAAGTCTGTACAGACCAGGAACGGATCTTAGTAGAAACGGAGGACGGCCTTGAATTTCGCTATATAAAGGGCGCTTGTCTGGAATGGACGTTGATTGATATCCATTCCGCTGAAATTGCCGACGTTACAACATACAACCGAGTAAACTAAAACCGGCCGGAGGGCCTGAAAAGATGCAAAGTAAACACTCAGAATACCTTTCACGGCTGATCAGCGGCCGTCCGATATATATCAATTGGATCAGCTGTACTAAATCAGAGGCCGCGGCCGTTCGCAAGTTGTGGGCCGAAAAGCTGATTCGGCTTATTAACGTTGATAATACGTCCCACGTGGCAACCTACGAAGTCAATCCAACGGAGGAACGGATCCATGGCTAAGAATATCCTTTCAGTAAATGTAGACGCGAAAACGTCCAAGGGAACGGCCCGCGGATTCCTAACTGGAATCCTATACCTGGCTCCGGCTAAGGAATCCGGCCGGGAGGTATGCCGATACCGTTCCAAGGGATGTACGGCCGCTTGCCTATATACGGCCGGCCGAGGTGGATTCAATTCGGTACAGCAGGCCCGGAAGGCTAAGACGGAACGATTCTTCCGAGAGCGTGATACCTTCATGGCTGACCTGGTCTATTCAATCCAGGCCCTAGAACGTAAAGCGGCCAGGGAAGGCCTCACGCCGGTCGTAAGGCTTAACGGAACGTCCGATATCCCATGGGAACGCGTTCCCGTGAAAGATAGCCGGAAGGGATCAGCTCCGAACGTGTTCCAGCTATTCCCGAACGTGCAGTTTTACGATTACACGAAATATCCTCTGGAGAAGCGTTCCAACCTTCCGCGGAATTACGACCTAACATTCAGTTACGCGGATGGAATGAACCGGGCCGATATAGTCCAGGCCATGGGCCGTTCCCGTGTAGCCGTTGTATTCAATACTCCGAAAGGCCAGGAACTCCCGGCCGAATGGAACGGATTCCCGGTAGTGGATGCCGATACGACGGATCTCCGGTTCCTGGAACCGAAAGGAGTTATTGCCGGCCTCAGGGCTAAGGGAGCGGCCCGGAAGGATCAATCCGGGTTCGTGATTCAACTTCCCGTACTTAACTGACAAATAAAGGAGGAAACCTAAATGAACAACATAGAAGCTTTTGCAATACTGGACGGCCACGAATGGGACGCCGAATCCCTGGCTGATGCGACGGCCGCGTTCCTAAATGCCGGGCTGAAACCTTCAACCGGTACACAGTCACGTAACATTCGGTTCGCGATAGATAACGGCCTGATCCTCCGTTTGAACGGATCGTTCCTGGTAAATCAGGATTCCGTTATAGAGCTGGCCGAATTGATGGAAACGTTCCCGATGGACTGAACCTAAACCCTAAACCCTAAACCTGGCCCGGTTGCTGAAAGGCGGCCGGGCCTTGCTGTATATATACGTTTCTGCATAGGCCTCTCGCGTTCTCTGTACGGCCTTCCAATACCGTTCCTGTGCCTTCCTATAGGTTCGGCCATTGCGTCAATTCTCGGGCATTCCAGGTACGTTCTCGGGCAAGTTACTCCGAGCAACTCTCCAGGCCTGGAAAGGGAATCCATGGAAACGGCCGAAACGATACGGGAAACGGGAAACGGTAGTGCATAGGGTTACACCCGCCTCAAAACCCTAACCACTTTTTCTTCACCGAATCTTCATGGGGGCTGGAGGGGTTAAATGTGCTAGGCGGCCCACCTTACCCCCTCTTCAAATGCGTGTGGTATTTTGGAGGTCGTTTTTGGACTGGCTCAATTGTAGGGAGTAGCCTGTCTTAAACATATCACACCCTTGGTGGAGGAGCCTTGAGAGATAGCCAGAGATAGAGGAGAGAAAGAGGAAGAGACAGATGCCCCCCTTCCTTGTGATTCAATAGAGAGAAAAATTGCCGCTGACTGATCGTGTTGCCTGGGGGACACCGGAACCACAAAGGGATGCACAGCCTGTTGCTGTGAGCAACGCTCTTATCAGGGGACTTGCTTTATCCGGTCCAACAGCTTGTCTCAGACTGAAGTTTGGCGGGTATCTCGCACTGCCCTATCACACCCTCGGAGCCAGTCGCCCGTCGGTAAGAGGAATATAGTATAGCTCTAAGTTGGGTGCAATAAAATTAGAAAATAAAGTTAGGCCTGAGACAACCGAAGCTGCCCCAGGCCTTTGTTTTGGACCAGTTCTGAGTGATTACTGGGCCTCCAGGATCTCCTCCAGGATGTTCACTGATTCAGGAACGGAATCGGAGTACACCAGGCTGCTTAGCATCAGATGCAGATCCTTCTGCCCAGCAAAACCAGCATGGGTGTTCATCCATGGGTTGCCTGATCTTTTCTCCCAATCAACGTCTGAGAGCTTTTGTACAAGCGTGTCAAGCCTTGCAGGATCGCCAGAGTCAATGTGAGTTCGGATGATGTCGCTACCGAGCTTCGCAAGTGCGGCGATACCAACCAGGTCCTTGATTCTGTACTTGACGGGCATTTCATGGGTGTCGCCAGTCTCAGGATCAATGACAGGCTTGGTTTCCGGGATTCCATGCCATGCTTCATAGCACGACTCAGACACCAGTTGCCAGTATCGCTTCGCATACTTCAGGGGAAGGCCTTCGTCAATGGCTGACAGCCGATTCAGAAGCTCCTTCGGAAACATATTTGATGTGCTTCTACGCAATCCCTCGTAGGTAACCGGGCGATTGGGGTCACGCACACCAGTCATGTTTATCTGCTCCTTACCGTCTTTGGGACCCCATACAGAATCATCGTCGCGGCAAAGGCTAAACGTAAGCTGGCGAATCTGCTGGGCATAGCTATTTTGCCCATTTTCCGTGATGTCGCCCTTTGTTGTCTCAATCAGTGCCTTTGGCAACTTGCGCTGGCTAACATTGATTGTATTAAACAGCTCAGCCTCTTCTACGAATGACAGGCCAAAGTAAAAGATGCACGGAATAGCTGGAAGGAAGTCAGAGTCCTTGCCCCAGGCATCAAGAAGCCCATAGAAGCGATGCTGTC